GCGTCATCCTGACGCGCCCCTGCCCTATGCCGCGCGGCGCGATCAGCTCTAGCTGGAAAGCCGCAATCCCCTATGGGCGCGATAGGAGTAAGAGGGGTAGTGGGGTTGGAAAGCCGCAATCCCCTATGGGCGCGATAGGAGTAAGAGGGGTAGGGGGGATCGACCCCGGTTGGGGGGGGGTGTGTATGTATATAGACCCCACCCACAAATTTTTGCCCTAAAATCGAGCTTTACCTTTATTCAACAACCCCGCATAATGCCCCGGTGCATAGCACGAGCGCGTCCCCTCCACGGTTAACGCTCGGCGGGGGTGTATGTGGCGTATACCCCCGCCACAAAGCCAAATCCCGGGGGGCAACCCGGTACGGCCTTTACTTTGCACCCCATTTGATCGAAACTGCCCTGAATCTTGCAGGATTTGCTCAGCAATGCCCTCAGTCTCAGACAAACAGCGTAGAACAATGGCCGCAGCGGCCCATAACCCCAAATTCGCTAAGAAGATGGGCATCCCTACAGCCGTGGCTAAGGACTATAATCAGGCCGACAAGGGCAAGAAACTGGCTAAGGCCATGCGGAACATGGATGATGTCTAAAAACGGCACCACATTTGTCAAAGGCGGCAGCGACCTAATGGGCGTCGTACCCCCTGGCCGGCCCAAAGGCGCTAAGAACAAGTCCACGGAGAAGGCCCGCGAGGCCATTGCCAGCTTCATTGATGGCAATGCCAGCCGCATCCAAAGCTGGCTGGACGAGATTTACGAGCGTGAGGGACCGAAGGCTGCGTTTAACTGCTTTTCGGATATGCTGGAATATCATGTGCCCAAGCTGGCGCGCACTGAACATACGGGCGCGGACGAAGGCCCCGTTGAGATTGTGATCTCGTGGGCGAAAGACGAATAGACTGATGGCCGATACGCGAAAAGACACACTTGAAAAACAATTTGCGGATCAAGCGTATAAAGACTGGTTGTCTAAAAACAAAGTTTCTGAATCAAACGATTATGATACCCGTGCGGCTTTTGATGCTGGTCTTCAGCCGGATGAGCGGGGCCACCTAAACGACGCTTATAAGCGCGATAATCACATCACGTATTCTACAGAATCGTTGCGGTCTAAAGAACCCGGCGCGCCCCCCGCTGGGGAATGGTCTGGAAGCGATAAGGGCGGTTGGACGTTTAAAGCTTCGCCAACGAATATAACCAACGCTGGTGGCGTTGACGCACTAAAGGAATATTTTAAAAAAGTTGAGCCTGAATCTATGTTGGAACTTCCAAAATAGATGGCACAAAGACAAATAGAGCTTCCATACAAGGCACGGGCGGCGTTTATGCCGTTCCACAAGCGCACCCAGCGTTGGGCGTGCCTTGTGGCGCATCGCCGGGCTGGTAAAACGGTTAGTGCGGTTAATGACATCATTGCCAAGGCGGTGATGAGTACCAGCCCTAACCCCATGTTTGGCTATATTGCGCCGTATCGTAGTCAGGCTAAGAGCGTTTCGTGGGATTATTTTAAGTGGTACGCGAAACCGATCATTAAGCAGACCAATGAAGCCGAATTGCAGATTACGTTGGTCAATGGCGCGCAGATCAGGTTGTTTGGGGCGGATAATGCGGACGCTATGCGGGGTTTGGGCTTCGATGGCATCTATATGGACGAGTATGGTGACTTCAGACCTAGCGTCTGGGGTAATGTTATTCGCCCTACGCTTTCTGACAAGCTAGGCTGGGCGGTCTTTGGCGGTACACCCAAGGGCAAGAACCAGTTTTGGGACATTTACGATACTGCGGTTAGCAATAAGGACAAAGATTGGTTCTTGCTGACCCTGAAGGCGTCAACAAGCGGATTGCTACCGGATTCGGAGCTTAAGGCCGCTGCATCGCAAATTTCGGAAGATCAATATCTTCAGGAATACGAGTGCAGCTTTGAGGCTGCTATTAGAGGCGCGTATTATGGGCTTGAAATGCGCGTTGCCCAGGACGAGGGCCGTATACGCAGCGTTCCATACGATCCCGCCCTGCAAACGTTTACGGCGTGGGACTTGGGCTATAAGGATGACACGGCGATCTGGTGGTATCAGATGGCGCGCAATGAAATCCGCGTAATTGATTTTCATGCCGTGTCTGGCTCTAGCATACAGGAGCTTGCCAAGGTCATTATGAGCAAGCCCTACCATTATGCGCGGCATTTCCTGCCGCATGACGCCAAGGCCAAGACCCTAGCGGCGCAAGGCAAGTCAATCATCGAGCAGATGGGCGAATATTTAGGGATGCAAACCCTAGCCATTGTGCCAGACCTGAGCGTGCAGGATGGCATCCAGGCGGTGCGTATGATGTTGCCCAAGGTCTATTTCGACCAAGAGCGGTGCCATGCCGGCATTGAATCGTTGCGGCAGTATCAGCGCGAATACGACGAAGACAAGAAGGCGTATAGGGCAACGCCCCGGCATGACTGGACGAGCCATGCGGCGGATGCGTTCCGTATGTTGGCGATTGCGTGGCGCAATGAGCCGGCAAAGGCCATTATCAACCATGATCGGCCATTACTGGTCGGTGCCGGCAATACGGCTACACTTAACGATATGTGGGCCGCACAGAGAAAGCCAAGGAGGCAAAGAATATGAGCGGCGTATCAAACCCATATCGCTATTACTATGAACACGTTGCGGTAAGCCAATCCGCACAGGTTCTTGGCCTCACCGGCGCGGTTGGTGATTACCTGCACCGCCTTATCTGCACGGTTACGTCTGGCGCGACGGGTAATGTTTTAATTGTTGATGGCAGCGGGGCTGGTATTCTTACGCATACCGTCCTCCCGGCCAGCGCGTCTGTTGTGCCCGGCGTGTACAACATTGAATTCAATGCGGTGTCGGCCAACGGCGCGTGGAAGGTAACGACCGGCGCGGGCGTTGAAGTCATGGCTGTAGGAATCTTCACATGAACAAGCCCGGCCTCTATGCAAACATTCTAGCAAAACAAGAGCGTATCAAAAACGGTTCTGGCGAAAAAATGCGTAAGCCGGGAACCGAAGGCGCTCCGACCGCTGATGCTTTTAAGCAATCAGCCAAGACCGCAAAGGTTAAGAAATGACCGCAGCGTGGACCCGCAAGGAGGGCAAGAACCCCGCCGGTGGCCTTAACGCCAAGGGCCGGGCGTCTTACCACGCGCAAACCGGCGGCACGCTAAAGGCCCCGGTAAAGGCCGGTGATAACCCCCGCCGTGCGTCATTCCTTGCCCGCATGGCCGGTACGTCAGGGCCAATGGAAAAGAACGGCAAGCCTACCCGCCTAGCCCTAGCCCTAAAAGCGTGGGGTGCGTCGAGCAAAGAAGATGCACGGTCTAAAGCCGCAGCAATTTCTAGCCGTAATAAGAAGTAGGGACGCATATGGAATACGCCTCAACCCCCGTCGATGCTCTCCTGACTTACGTTCATCAATACGATAACGAGTTCAAGAAGTGGGACGCTAGAGCGACAAAGATCATCCGCCGTTACCGCGATGATACGCGAGGCGCGACAGGGAATGAAACTGCGCGCTTTAATATCTTGTGGTCGAACGTGCAGACATTAACCCCGGCGGTGTATTCCAAACTACCTAATGCCGACGTATCGCGTCGTTTTGGCGACAACGATCCGGTGGGCCGGGTTGCGTCCCTGCTTATCGAACGCGCCCTAGACTACGAGATTGAGCATTACCCCGACTTCCGTGCGGCTATGCGCCATTCTGTTGAGGATCGTTTCCTTGGCGGTCGGGGGACGGCATGGGCGCGCTATGACCCGCATATTAAAAAGCAAGATATGCCGCAAGACGGTTTGCAAATTACCGACATTACGGAAGAGGGCGACGAGCTTGGCGGCGACATCCACAACCAAGCCGCCGGCACGGAAGAAGCGCCAGAGGAAATCGAGTACGAGTGCGCGCCTACTGATTACGTGCATTGGAAAGATTTCGGCCATTCCGTAGCGCGGACTTGGGAAGAAGTGACGAAAGTCTGGCGCTGGGTTTATATGTCAAAGGACGCGCTTAAAGAACGCTTTGGCGAAGACATTGCCAATAAGGTGCCGCTGGATTCCAGCCCTGAGCAACTTAACAAATACGCGCAGACCAACAAAACCAATGACAAGGCCAGGGTTTGCGAACTTTGGGACAAAGAGCGCGGGACCGTTTCGTGGTTTACCGATTCATACCCGCATATGCTTGACGAGCGGGACGACCCGCTTGAGCTGGAAGGCTTCTTTCCCTGCCCCAAGCCGCTTTATGCAACCACCACCAGCGATAGCTTAGTTCCGGTCCCGGACTTCATTCTGTATCAGGACCAAGCCAACGAGCTCGACATCCTCACCGACCGCATTGACGGGCTAGTAAAGGCCCTGCGCGTCAGAGGGGTCTATGACGCTTCACAGCCGGCCCTACAGCGGCTTTTGACCGAAGGCGACAACAATACCCTTATCCCGGTTGATAAGTGGATGGCGTTCTCTGAGAAGGGCGGCCTAAAAGGGGCCATAGACCTTTTGCCCATCGACACGCTCGCTGCGACCCTGATCCAATGCTATCAGGCGCAACAGCAGATCAAGGGCCAGATTTACGAGATCACCGGCATTTCGGACATCATACGCGGCCAAAGTGCTGCGTCTGAAACGGCCACGGCGCAACAAATCAAGGGCCAGTATGCCGGCCTAAGATTGCGCTCTATGCAGGAAACCGTTTCCCTATTTGCCAGCGAACTATTGCGGCTTAAGGCGCAAATCATTTGCACCAAGTTCCAGCCGCAAACGATTCTTGAATATGCCGCTGCAAATCAAATGTCCCCGGCGGATCAGCAATTGATCCCGCAGGCATTGCAGCTAATGCAAAATAGCCCGCTTCGAACCTTCCGTATCCAAGTGGCATCTGACAGTCTGGTTCAGCTTGATGAGAACCAGAATAAGGCGGATCGTGTTGAGTTCCTCAATGCGTTTTCCAACTTTATGCGTGAGGCTGTTCCTGCTGGACAGGCCAGCCCCGAGATGGTTCCGACCCTCATGGAAATCATGAAGTTTGGGATCGGCGGGTTTAAGCAAGCCCGGCAGATTGAAGGAACGATTGACGTTGCCCTCCAGGCCCTCTCAGCGAAGGCACAACAGGCACAACAGAACCCGCCGCCCAATCCTGAGCAAATGAAGATGCAGGCCGACCAGCAGGCCCTACAGGCCAAGATGCAGGCTGATGCACAAATGACACAGGCCAAGGCGCAAGCCGAAATTCAGATCGAGCAAATGAAAGCCGAGACGCAACAGCAAATAGAAGCCGCAAAGCAGCAGCACGAAGCCCAGCTTAAGATGCAAGAAATGGCTATGCGCGAACAATACGACCGTTGGAAAACGGAACTGGATGCGGCGACCAAGATTATGGTTGCAAGGATTGCGGCTAATCCCGGCATGGATTTACCGATGCTTGAGGCTCAGCAAGCCGCTACCGATACCATTACCAACGAGCTTGGTGATAATGTCAGGATGGCATTGGACCACATGAATAACTCACAAACCAATATGGCAAATATGCACATGGAGGCCATGCAGAAATTGCATGACGTTCTGCAAAGCGCCAACGCGCCCAAGCGCGTGGTTCGTGGCCCCGATGGCAGGGCCGTTGGCGTTGAGGTCATGCAAGGGCCGATGCAATGATTAACACGACCAAGGGAATGATGGACGAAGCCGCCCTTGAAAAAAGAGAAGGCCAATTCAGTGATGATAACGAAGAAACTAGCTGGGTTGAATATTGGGATAATGGTGAGCTTGTTCACCGATCCGCACATGTGCACTTAAAAAAACCCATGATTTCCATTTCCGAAATTGGAGGCTTCTAATGAGCAATACGCAAGCAATGTGCACATCCTTTAAGGGCGAAATCCTTTCAGGTGTTCATGCCCTCGGCACGACCGTTGTCAGGAGCACAACTGCGGTGGATACCTTAAAGGCCGCGCTTTTTCTGGCTTCCGCGACAATCAACGCGGCAACGACGGCTTATGCCGCAACCGGCGAGGTTTCCGGTACGAATTATTCCGCCGGCGGCATTACGGTCACCAATGCCAATCCACCAACAACTGGCGGTACGACTGGATATTGGACGCCTTCGGCCAGCCTAATTTATACATCAGTTACGCTTTCAACTGCGTTTGATTGCGTCCTGATTTACAACTCGACCCAAAGCAATAAGGCCATTTCCGCGCATACCTTTGGCTCACAAACAGTGACCGCTGGCACCTTCACGTTAACCATGCCGACAAGCGATGCGAGTAATGCTCTTATTCGTATTGCCTAATACCAATGGCACAGGGTCCGTGGGATACAGGCACATGGGATAGCGCCCTTTGGGATAGCCTCCCAATTACGGGCAATGCCGCCACGGGATCGCCGGGCAGCGTTAGCGTAGGTTCGATTGCCGTTGCCCTGACGGGAAATGCCGCGAGGGTCCAAGTTGGCACGGTTATCCCAAACCTTACCATTGCGCTAACTGGCGTTTCCGCCACGGGCCAAGTTGGCACAGAGGGCGACGGCTTAAACGTTGCGCTAACCGGCGTTTCCGCGACGGGCCAAGTCGGCACGGTTACCCCCAACCTTACCATTGCACTAACCGGCGTTTCCGCGACGGGCCAAGTCGGCACGGTTACCCCCAACCTTACCATTGCGCTAACTAACGTTTCTGCCACGGGCCAAGTTGGCACGGTTACTCCCAACCTTACCATTGCGCTAACTAACGTTTCTGCCACGGGCCAAGTCGGCACAGAGGGCGACGGCTTAAACATTGCGCTAACTGGCGCGTCTGCCACTGGGCAGGTCGGCACGGTGGTTAATGGCCTTACGATTGCCATCACGGGTGTTTCTGCTACGGGCGCGGTCGGCACCGTTACCGTTCCCGTCGTTCCCATTATCATTGATGACACCCACGACGGCGATTACCACAAAAAGAAATTTGATGAAGAACGGGCTAAAGCCAAACAAAAGCGGGCCAACATTGTCCACGCTTATGAGCGATTAGTTGAAGGCAAGCCCGACGTTGCGGAAGAAATTGCAGCCCCATACGTCAAGCCCGCAAACAAAAAGCATCCTGAGCCGCTTATCAATTACGACAAACTGCTTGCCGATACCGATAGGGCTGACCGCCTGTGGCAAGCGTATCTTGAAATGGACGACGAGGAGGTATTGCTGCTGCTATGAGCCGATTTAGAATGATTTACGACGCTAATGGGCTAGTCGCCACCATAGAAAACGGAGAAACAACTTTCCTGCGGGATGGCTACGGCGAGCGCAAAACTTCAGACCTACCTTCGCCTATGGTCATTAGGGACATTGAGCCGTATAAGAACATGATTAACGGCGAAATGATTTCTAGTAGGTCGGAACACAAAGAGCTTTTACGCAGGCACAACTGCGTTGAGGTTGGCAATGAGAAGATGGAAACCAAGCTTGCAGCGCCCAAGACAGATAGGCGCGAGGCTTTGCATAGACAACTTGGCGACATGAGTGACAAACAGGCCAATAAGATTCTGAAACAAATTAAAGGGAAATGATCGTGGATACCCAAGATCAAATCGTAGATACCGAAGACACAATTGACCGCAAAGAACTGCTAATGCAGCAGTTTGAGGAAATAGAAACCGCCAGGGAAGACCGCCCGGCAGCGCCTCAAGAACCAGAAGAAGAAGCTGAAGAACCGCCCGCCTGGGCCAAGCCGCCATCAAGCTGGAAACGTGAATACCACGAGCCCTGGCAGGCCGTTGACCCCAAGCTGCGGGAATACATCTGGCAACGGGATGAAGAAACCCGCACCGGAATCGAGCCCTTACGGGCTAAGGCGCAATTTGCTGACCAAATGCAGCAAGCCATGCAGCCCTACGAGAACACCATTCGCGGTCTAGGCGTTGAGCCGGCGCAAGCCGTGCAAGCCTTGATGCAAGCGGACCATGTTCTTAGGACCGCAGCGCCAGATCAAAAACGAGCGTACATGATCCAACTGGCTCAGCAGTACGGCATAACTTTGGACGGATCGGAATACTACCCTCCTGCTGGGGGTCCGGTTGATCCGATGATTTACAATCTACAGAACGAACTGAACAATGTTCGCGGAGAAATTGTAGGTTATAAACAACAGCAGGAAGAAGCTCAAAACCAGACGCTAATGAGTGAGATCAACAATTTCTCTCAGACGGCAGAGTATTTTGAGGACGCAAGGCCGACCATGATTCAGCTCCTACAGAGCGGCGTGGCGACTACGCTGGAAGACGCTTATGAAAAAGCGATACGCCTTAACGATGATCTTTTTGAACAGTCTCAGCAGAGCCGACAAGCCGAAGCGGAAACTGAAAGAAAGTCAGCGGCCAACAGGGCGGCGAAAGCCGCTAAGGTAGCAGCGGTAAGTGTTAGAAGCTCCACACCCGGAGCTGCGACGGCTACCAAAGCGCAAGATAGGCGGTCGATGCTGTCTGAACAATTCAACAGCATTAACGACCGCCTTTAGTTCAATGAAAGGGCATTAAAATGGCTTTCGCCAACAGCTCGATCAGCGACATCATTGCGACGAATATCCAAAGCCGTAGTGGTGAGCTGGCCGACAACGTGACGAACAACAATGCGTTGCTTCGTCGCCTAAAGGACCGGGGCAACGTTAAAACGTTCTCCGGCGGTAACGTGATTTTGCAAGAAATCATGTACAATGACGCCACCACCAACAACACGAACAGCTACTCCGGTTACGAAGTGCTGAACGTGTCCCAGAACTCGCCGATCTCGGCGGCTCAGTTCTCCATCACGCAATACGCTTCTGCGGTTACAATCTCGGGCCTGGAAATGATCCAGAACTCGGGCAAGGAAGCCATCATTGACCTGCTTGACGGTCGCATGATGGTTGCCGAAGCGCAAATTGCCAACCGCATCAGCGGCGATCTGTACCTCGACGGCACCGGCAACAGCGGTAAGAACCTTACCGGCCTGGGCGCTGCTGTTCCTGATGTACCGACCACCGGCACTTACGGCGGCATTAACCGCGCGTCATTCACGTTCTGGCAATCCGTTGCCTACTCGGGCCTGACGAACGGTGGATCGGCTACGACTGCTTCGAACATCCAACAATACATGGATGCCCTGGCCGTCCAGTTGATCCGTGGCACCGATAAGCCCGACCTGATCGTGGCTGACAATAACTACTACCGCCTGTACCTTCAGTCGCTGCAATCCATCCAACGCATCTCGGACTCCGGTTCGTCGATGGCTGGCGCTGGCTTTGCCGCCCTGAAGTATTATGGCGCTGGTATGGCTTCCGACGTTGTGCTTGACGGTGGTATCGGCGCTGCCGCTACCGCTAACCATATGTTCTTCCTGAACACCAAATACTTGATGTTCCGGCCCCATGTGGATCGCAACTTTGTTCCTGTTGGCGGTGAGCGCCAATCGGTTAACCAAGACGCCATTGTGAAACTGATCGGCTGGGCGGGTAACTTGACCTGCTCGGGCGCGCAGTTCCAAGGCGTTTTGATCGCTTAAGGGAGCATAATCACATGGCTTATACCTTTGACGAACCCAAAGTCGGGCTGCTCCAGATCGCGAATACCGATGCTGGCATTTCGACCGCTGGCGGGACCACGATTCCTACGCCTCCCGCGTCCCTGGGCATGATTTGCCGCGCTTTTGACCCGACCTACGGCGAAGGGGAATTCATCCTCCTCGTTGGCGTGGCGTCCACGGTTATTGGTTCGGTTGTCACCTACAGCCCGACAACCTCGCAAACTGCTCTTAGCCCGAACACGGCTAACCAGTCACAGCCGGTTGCCATCGCGATGTCGGCCAATCTGGCTGCTTCGTATGGCTGGTATCAGATCAGCGGCCTTGCCGTTGTGAAGAAGACGGCTGTTGCGGTTACTCCCGGCCCGGTCAAAATGTATCAATCGGCCACCGCTGGTCGTTTGATGCCGACTTCCGCCGCCGGCAAGAACGTTCTTGGATGCGCCGCTGCAAACCTCGCGACGGTTGCTTCTACGGTTTCGACCGTGGTTGTTTCCATCAACAGGCCGCACTTCCAAGGCCCGATTACCTAGTAGGCCCTGCGCCCCCCTTCGGGGGGGCGTAGTTTTCACCGTGGGGAATAATGCTAAACGTCGTTTGTGTTAATGCGGGTAATTACCTTGGCCGGGGCGTCGAGTACGTCCGCAATCTAAACGATATGATCCGCCGCAACCTGCCTGAAGGCTATGCCGGCAAGTTCATTGTCTTCACAGACACCCCCGGCGACTATGGACACGAAATTGAAGTCCGTGATTTGCCGCACCCCGGCCTAGACGGTTGGTGGAACAAATTAGCCCTATTCAAGCCCGGCGTATTTAATTGGGATGACCGCGTTCTTTATCTGGACCTTGATACCGTGTTGGCGGGACGCCTAGACGCGGTGGCTAATTACACCGGAGAGTTTGCCATCCTGCGCGACTTCTACCGCGCAGAAGGCCTGCAATCGTCCATCATGGCTTGGCGCGTTTCTAGGGCCACGGAATCTTTTTGGCGCGATTGGGAACGCGCTGGGATGCCCCGCATCTTGGGCGGCGATCAATCGTGGATCGAACAGGCATTTCACGGAGCGCCTGACATCTGGCAGGACATACTGCCCAATACCTTTGTAAGCTACAAGGTTTCCGGCGGATCGGCCCCCGATAAAGCCGCAGTCGTTGTGTTCCACGGTAACCCGCGTCCGCATGAAGTGTTGGATGGGTGGGTTCCTATGGTTTGGAAAGAAGGCGGCATAACTCGCGCAGAGCTTGATACGGTCTGCAATACCGCAACCGATCTTATCCACGACAACATCAAGTCGGCCTGTAGCCGCGATTTGAAATGGTTTGATTTCAATTGGCAAACCCACGACCAACAAGTCTGCATTGTCGGCGGCGGGCCATCATTAAAATTTGAGCTAGACACATTGCGTAAGCGCCGGGGTTACGGCCAAGAAATTTGGGCGCTAAACGGTGTTTGCAACTACCTTATCGACCACGGCCTTACCCCTGATGTGCATGTCATCCTAGATGCACGCATTGAGAACCTAGCGTTTGTTTCCACGCCCCAGAAGTCGATCCGGTACTTCATTGCGTCCCAATGCGACCCGGCCATCTTTGACGCCCTAGAGGGCTACAACGTAACCCTGTTTCATTGCCAGTCAGAAGGCGTTGAGAAGCTGCTAGAGGGCGAAGTCGAACGTCCGGTGCACTTGCTAGGCGCAGGCACGACGGTGGCCCTGAAGGCCATGATACTGGCTGAGCTGGGCGGTTGTCGCATCATGCACTTGCTTGGCATTGATAGCTGCTACGATAATGGCAATCATCATGCGTATCTGCAAGAATGGAATAACGGCGATCCGGTCATGGACCTAATTTACGGCGACCGGACGTTTAAGTGCGCCCCCTGGATGATTGGGCAGGCCCAAGACTTTATTGAATACGCCCAACGATTTACCGGAACGATCACCGTCGCCGGCGATGGCTTGCTATGCCAAATAGCCAGAATAGGTGTACCTGAAAGCGCGGTTGACGCCAGGGCGCGTGAGATATTGGCTCGTATCCCCGCTGGTCCTGTTACGGGTGTGGAGATTGGTGTTTTTGCTGGTCAGTTATCTGAGCGCCTATTGGCTTCTCGGTCGGAAATGACATTGCATATGGTTGATTCATGGGGCGACTATGAGCCCAGCCTAGAAGCGTCTGGAGATTACCACGCCACGCTTAGCGATGAATCCCAGGAAGACTTTATGGCAATTACAAAATGTGCCGTTTCCAACTTTGGAGCCCGCGCAATCATCCATAGGATGAAATCCGTGGATGCGGCTAACGACGTTCAAAGCGATTTGGACTTTATTTTTATTGACGCCGACCATAGCTATGATGGCTGTCAAGCTGACATTGCGGCATGGGCTGGTAAGGTTCGCCCTGGTGGATTACTTTGCGGCCACGATTATGATAATGTTGATTTTCCCCAGTGGGGAGTCAAACGTGCTGTGGACGAGTTTGTCGCGGCAAATGGACTAGAACTAGAACTAGGCGACAACTTCACATGGTTCGTTAAGATAAAAGGACATTAACATGGCGATCCCCTCTCGCGTTCTTGCTTCGGGCATTTCCCCGCTGGCTACCACTTCCATCAACGGTGACGGCGCTGTTGCCCTTGTTGCCCTTGGTTCCACTGCTGCTGACGCGCTTCAACTATCGGCGGTATGGAATACGCTTACCACAAGTGGTGCTGCTGGCGTCAAACTCCAGCCGACTGAAGCCGGGGCCGTTGTCGGCATCCGCAACGATAGCGGCAGCACCATTACCGTTTACCCGTTTAACACCTCGTCCACCATTAACGCCGGGTCCGCCAGCGTTACCGTCGCTACCGCTAAAACCATGCTGCTTTTCGCGCCCAGTGCTACCACTTGGGCGTCTATTCTAACTGCATAAGGGACACCCCAAATGGCTCTCGATTCGGATGTATCAAACGCCGATTCTCAACTCTATGTCGAATTCTACGAACACGACAAAGCCCCCTACAAGGGAGAGAAGTTTATTCGGATACAGACTCCGGGCGACAAGACGACCACCATTGAGACAATAGTGCGGGAGCACCACAAAGAGCGTTTCCCGCGCCAATGGCTCTATTACCAAATGCAAAACAACGAAAACATTATAATCGGCCTACCTGTCGTTGAATGGCACAAAGAACGCCCTGAAGAAATCAGCGAAGTTCAATTGGCAGAGTTGCAGATTCTTAAGTTCCAAACTGTTGACCAAGTGGCTACGGCCTCAGATTCGCAAATCCAACGCATTGGGATGGGCGGCACGGCAATGAGGGAACGCGCAAAGGCGTTCTTGGCGTCTAAGGGTTTGTCAAAGCAAGAAGACGAATTAAGCAAGACGCGGATGGAGCTTGAGGCGCTAAAAGAACAGATGAGCATCTTGATGGAAGAACGTAAGCCTCGCGTTGGGCGACCAAGGAAAGAATTGACTGATGGCGACCACGATGCTTCAGTTGGTGCAGCAAGCTACGAATGAACTGGGCATACCTACCCCAGTTAGCGTAGCCGGCAACACCAACCAAGACGTAATTCAAATCCTGGCGTTGATGAACGCTAGTGGATACGAATTGTTGCGTAAGGCTGATTGGCGCGAGCTGACCCAACCTAGCTCGTTCTACACAGAATATAAGACGACCACTGGAAATTACACGACAACCGCCCTTACAATCACCGGCATCCCCTCAACCACTGGTTTGGATACAACCTATATGGTTGTGGGGAACGGTTTTCCTAACGCCACTTTCATTACCAGCGTGGATTCCGCGACCCAAGTTACGGTTGCTCAGTATTCCGACGTAGCCGCTACGGGCGGCACTATCTATTTCCAAAAAGTCAAATATGACCTGCCCGACGATTACGATTCCATTGTCCCGCGCACCCAATGGGACAAGTCAAAACACTGGGAAATGCTCGGCCCCGAAAGCGCGCAGCAGTGGGAATGGTTGCTGTCGGGTTATATCAGCACCGGCCCGCGCATCAGGTGGCGGTTGTACGGTAACTATTTTCAAATCTGGCCCGGCAATTCCACGGCTGAATATCTTGGTTTCGAATACCGCAGCAAAGGCTGGGCTAGGGCCGCAGCCGGCACCGTCAAGAACAGCTTTACGGTAGATACCGATACTTGCATCTATCCCGACCGCGTTATGGTTCTATCGACCAAACTGAAATACTTCCAGGCCAAAGGTTTTGACACCACGGCGCTATATCGTGATTACATGACTGAATTCGACACTTCCGTGGCCCAAGATACTTCTTCGGCAAACCTGTCTTTTGCGCCCCGCCCTGGCAACGTCCTTATTGGCTACGACAACATCCCAGACAGCGGCTATGGCCGTTAGACCCAGTTCCCTGGTTCAGGGCTCAACAGCCCAGGTTGAGTCGTTACCGGCCCCTGTGGGCGGCTGGAACGTGCGGGACAGTTACGCCAACATGGCCCCCACGGACGCGGTTACGTTAACCAATATGTTTCCGACGGTTAGCAACGTAGTCTTGCGCGGCGGTCATTCCGTATGGGCCACTGGTCTAGACGGCGAAGTTCAGACCCTTATGACCTATGCGGCGGGTGCTTCGCTTTATCTTTATGCCATTACCTCGACCGGCAAACTGTATGATGTGACGGTTGCTGGCGCTGTTGGCGTTCCAGCGGTTACGGGCCTGACCAATGGCATTTGGGAATTCATCAACGTAACTAACACCGCCGGCACCAGCTATCTGTATGCCGTCAACGGCACCGATAAGCCAATCCTATGGGACGGCACAACGTGGTTGCGGGTAGATGCCGCGTCCGCCATTGCCATTACCGGCGTTACCACGACGACCCTGATTAACATTTGCCTGTTTAAAAACCGCGTTTGGTTCTTCCAAAAAGACACGCTTGTGGCTTGGTATCTGCCCACAAACGCGGTTGGCGGCGCAGCTCAAAAGTTTGACCTGAGCTCCATTGCTAGGTTTGGCGGGCACCTTGTCGATCTAGATACATGGACGATTGATGCCGGGTACGGCGTAGATGACAATTTAGCCTTTGTTACCAGCATGGGCGAGGTTATCATCTATAGCGGCACCGACCCCGCCAGCGCGGCTACCTGGGCGCTTATCGGAGTTTGGAAATACGGTTCGCCGATTGGCACCCGCTGTATGCTTAAATATGGCGGCGACCTTCTGATCCTCACCTATGACGGCCTGATGCCTATGGCTGGCTCCCTACAGTCGTCCAGGCTCGATCCCCGCATATTCCTGTCCGACAAGATACAGGGCGCCATTACGGCGGCTACCACGAATTACGGTGGAAACCATGCCGCTGTGGGTTGGCAAATCTACTACAACGCCAAGCGCAATGCGGTCTGGATTAACATCCCCGTCGCCACAGGCCAACAGCAACAATATGTGATGAACACCATCACAAAATCCTGGTGCCAGTTTACCGGCTGGGCCGCGACCTGTTGGGAATCTTTTAATGATGACCCTTATTTTGGCGGCACTGGTAAGGTCTACAAGGCTTGGGATACCACCTATTCGGACAACGGGTCTAACATTCAGACGGTTGCGCTCCAGGCGTTTAACTATTTTGGGCAACGGGCGGTAAAAAAGTATTTCACCCGCGCTCGGCCATCCATCTTTTCTGATGGCTCGCCCAGTATCTTTGTCGGCATGAACATCGACTTTGATACTTCCAACACAACGGCCCCGCTATCTTATACGCCTACGACTTATGGCGTTTGGGATACGTCCAAATGGGATACAGGAATGTGGGGTAGCGACGGAGCTATCCAAAATACTTGGATCGGCATTACCGGCATTGGCTATTGCGGTGGACCGCAATTACAAAGTGCTAGTAGCGGCATCCAGATCGAATGGTCGTCAACAGATGTGGTGTATCAGGCCGGATGGGCTGGCGTATAGAAAGTGGCCCGAAAATCGGGTATTGGGTAGCTAATGAACTTGATGCGGGATTCTTTGCAGAACGTTCACAAGCTATCGGGCTTATAAAGAACGAGGAGATCGTAGCCGGGATTATTTATGAGAACTGGAATAGGCGCTCGATGGTGGTCCACATAGTCATCAAAGATCGCATAACTCCAGCCTTCATAGGGGCGATATTCGATTACGCTTACAACGTTTGCGACATCGAAAAAGCCATAGCCCCGGTCGGCAGTCATAATGCCAAAAGCATTAAGATGGTCGAGAAGATGGGATTTATTGAGGAAGGGCGCATTAAAGACGCTGTTCCTGGCGGCGATATGATTTTGTATACATTGAAGAAAACTGACTGCCGTTTCTTAGGGAACCGATATGGGAAAAAGTACACCACAAGCGCCAGCAGTACCTGATTACGCAGGCGCGGCGGCACAGCAAGGCGCGGCCAACTTAACCGGCGCCCGGCAGACAGCCGTTATATCCAACCCCAACATCATAAGCCCATACGGCAATCAAACCGTAAGCTACGGCAAGACCGCCCCCGTCGTCGATCGGGCTGGTTACGACCAAGCCATGAAGAATTTTGGTTCCGCCCAAGAAACTTACGACCAATACGGAAATGTCCAAAGCAGGGGAGCGTCCCCTACGATTGAGCAATTTACTACCCAAGGCGATATACAGCCCACCGTCACGCAAACCCTTACGCCCGATGCCCAAGCGGCCCTGACGGCGCAGCAGAAGGTGCAGTCCGGGACTGCGAACCTTGGCCTACTAGGGCTTCAGCAAGCGACTGATGTTCTAAACAAGCCGTTTAATTATACCGGCCCCAACGTTCAAACGTCGCTGGGTCAGCCCGGCGCTTTGAAGTACGACCTCGATATGTCCGGCGTGGCAAGGATGCCGGTCAATGCCGGCATGACGGGCCAGCAAGCCATCATGAACCGGCTTCAGCCGCAGATCGCCCAAGACCAAGCGGCAATGACTCAACGGCTTGCCAACCAAGGCATTACGCCTGGGTCTGAGGCGTATAACAATGCCATGCGGACCCAAGGCGAACAGCAGAACGACCTATATTCCCAAGCCGCCCTTCAAGGGCTGAATTTGGACATTGGTGCCAATCAACAAGGCTACAATCAAGCGGCAACCACCGCCGGCCTTTATAACCAAGCCCAGAACCAAGCGTATAACCAAGGGCTTGGCAACGCGCAGTTTGGCAACACCGCTGCGGGCCAATACCTGCAACAGCAACTTGGCCTTTACAACCAGCCCTTGAACTCGATCAATGCGTTGATGAGCAGTTCGCAGATTCAGAACCCGCAATTCCAACAATACACTGGGGCCAACGTCGCGGCTGCGCCGGTCTTCCAAGGCGTTCAGGCTCAAGGCCAAGCAGCTCAAGACCTTTACGGGCAACAAATGGCGGCACGTAATGCTAACGTTAGCGCGCTTGGTGGCATTCTTGGGGCGGCTACCAAAATGATTAAACCATTTTAATCGCGGGTCATTGTAATGATGAATTCAATTGCAAACCTTTTTACCCCCAAGGCCCCGCAGTCTTACGATCAGCAGCTTGCCCAAGCCGCTTATCAGCAAAAGATGGCCGAAGCCTTACAAGCGCAAAGTGATGCCCCGCTTGATATTCAATCGTATAAAGGCATCCAGGCCCCGATCCCGTGGACTGCGGTTTTGGCTAAAGCGCTTGAAGGTTACGGCGGAAACGTCATGCAGAAGCGCGCCCTTGAGGGGCAGGCAAGGGCCGAAGCGTTGGCCCAATCCAATATGATGGATGCGCTTAATGCCGGCCCACCGCCGCCCGCCCCCCCCGGTCCAGGGGCTATAAATGCGATGAGCGCCCCCAATGCGCCGCCTGAAAATGCAGGCTCGCAATTAGCTTCCGTCTTGGCTATGGGTGGCGCAGCGCCGTCTGATGCCGGCCCACCGCCGCCCGCCCCAATACCCCCGCCCGTGGCAGACAATCCAATGGGCCCGCAAGCGGCTTCTCAAAATGCCGGCTTGGTCCAAGGTAACGCGCCTCCGCCCCAAGCCATGCCCCCGGCAAGCGCGCCGCCCGTGGCAGACAATCCAATGGACCCGCAAGCGGCTTCTCAAAATGCCGACTTGGTCCAAGCCCTTCAGGGTAACGCGCCTCCGCCCCAAGCCACGCCCCCGGCAAGCGCGCCGCCCATGCCGCAACCACCTATGCCGCTTCCAGCTACCGCGCCATTAAATGTTTACAGCGACCCTCTGAGCCAAGCTCAAGCCAAATTGGCGCGACTCCAAATCGTTGCAACTAGCCCGCAAATTGGCCCCACACAAAGGGCGCAGCTTGTGCCGATGATTGTCGATGCGCGCAAACAAATTGACACGTTGACCACTGAAAAGCTGAAAGCCGAAGCGGCGGACAACCAACAACAAGCCAACATAGCCTCGATCAGTAAGGCAATTGACACCCTAACGGGCGTCACCCCTGAAGTTAGGGCGACTATGCGCGCGCTTACGAGTTCAAACCCAGACGGTGCAAAAGAGTATTTCACCGTGATTGCTCAAAATACCCTCAAGCCTCACGAGCACTGGGCGACGCCTGCTGAGATGCAAGCGAGCGGGATACCTCCGGGCTCGGTCGCCCAAATTAACGACCAGACCGGCGATGCTAAGATTCTCATTAACGGTCACACAATGATGACCGAAGATCAGAACGTTGCACTAAGAAAGCAGGAAGTCGGGATTTCGGGGGCTAAACTTGCCCTTTCTAAAGCAGAATTTAATCGTGAAACTTTGATGCCGCCAACGACAATCGAACACGTTGTTAACGGTGAGCCCGTTCAAATATCCGCTATGTTCAATAAAAAAACCGGCGGCTATGTCGATATGCAAGGCAAGCCCGTTGACCCCACCGGCCTTCGCGTCCTCCCCAACGGCGGCTCTAGGGCTTTAATCGGGTTGTCACGAACCATGACTAACGCCGCTGATGCGGCTACAGGCTTGGAAAACTTGTCCAAGCTTCCGTCCGGCTCTCAAGGGGCATGGTTCTCACAAGCTGCTAACACGTCCTTAGGGGCGCTTAAGCGCAAGCTCACGCCTCAAGAGGCGCAAGATATTCGGACTACCGGCGCTGGGCTTTCGCGGGCTTTTGGCGGCTTGGCAACGGGCGGTATGCAAGTCAATAAAGATGTTTCGTCTAGCTACGATGCATTGCTTCCGCAAGCGGGGCAATCTCGCCTAACGGCACTTCGTCAAATGGCCGAATTTCGTCAACAAGGCGAAAATGCGATTGAAGTTGCATTGTCAAATCCGTATATCACACCCGCCCAAACCGCTGTTTTGCTTAAAGCTAAAACCAAATTACAAAATTCGGTTCCGTGGACGCCGACCGATGTTTCCGCCCTTGAAACTAAAAATGATTCCGGGGCCACCATGCGGAGCATGGGCCAAAAGACGCTTTCAGCCGCCGCACCAGTTACAAAAACAATTGACGGCGTAACATACACAAAAACACCTAACGGATGGGAGCATAAATAATGCCTCTCGTTACCGATCCCGCGATTCTTGCCCAACTTAATTCATCTAGTGGGACGCCCGTAACCGACCCCGCAATTTTGGCTAAATTAAACGCCCCCGACACCACGGTTTCTGCTGTCGATGTCGTTGGCAAAAAAGGCATAGGCCACGAACCGTTCCTGCGTTCAGCCGCAAAGGGCCTGGGTGGTATCCTAGGCGGCGCTGGTGGCGCCGCGCTGGGCGTGGGTGAAACTGCCGCTACCGCCGGCTTTGGCCTTCCTGCTGGCGTTGCAACAGCTATGGCGGGCGGAACGCTTGGTTATGGTGCGGGAGGTCAGGTTTATGACCTTATTTCCAATCTCATTAACCACCACAAAGACCCTGGTTTCCAACCCACTCAGCCGGCTTGGAAGTCTGCGGTTCAAGACCTTGTCGAGGGTGCTGTGGGGGAATTGGGTGGGCCACTTATAGGCGTTGCCGCCGCTCCCCTCGTAAGGGGAATTTCCAAGGCCGCTCCGGGCGTTTTGGGAACCCTTACTGGGAAAGGGGCGCCTGCCTTTGAGCAGGCCGCATCCGCCGGATTTAACAAAGGTTTGGGAACGGAAACCCAAGCCGCAGCTAATTTTAAAGGCGGGCAAACGGGCTCGATTGTCCCTGAAGACATTTTGCCAAAAGTGGAAAAAAACCTTTCGGCAAAATATGACGCTAGAAACGCCAATTATCAAACAAACATTGCGCCCATTTCAACCGACACGCAGGCCGTGCCTTTTGACCCAATAACGCAAGCTATCAAAGATAACCAAAGCACGGCCTTTGGGTTAAGGGGGCAAATTGTCGATCCTGCGGCGGCGGCGGCTTTGAGGGATATAACCGCTGAAGTCGGCAATTATGCAAAAAAGGGCTGGAATACGCCCGGCGATTTAAACGACCTTAAATTAGCGGTTGGAAATATACGGTCAAAATACGAGCCCGGAACAAAGGCTTTTCGCGCCGCAGACGGGGTTTATGATGCTGTAGAGGGCGCGATAACTGACGCGGCTCCTGATTATGCTAGTGTAATGAAGGATTACAGCGACTCAACAAAAGCCCTTCAAAACATTAGAGGCGGATTAAGCCTTAACAATAAGGCCAATACCGCTACGCAAATATCAAAACTTTTATCGGCCATGAAGGCCTCCCCCGGCGCTGGAGAGGCGCGGGCTAGTATGCTTGACCAGCTTGCGGGGCCGGCCGACACTGAAATTAAACCAGCCTTAGCCGGTATGGCCCTTAAACCTTGGACGGCGGGCGGAACGCCAGTCGGCACCGCTGAGGCCGTTGGTGTTTTAGCCGGCCATGGAGTCCCTCTTGCAAAGATGGCATCGCTAGGCGTGCTTACGTCCCCCCGCATAATGGGGTCCACGACATACGGGGCTTCCCTAGCAGCCGGAAAAGCGGTTAAGTTGGCACAAATACTTAAAATTGCCGGTATAAGCCAATCACCTGAAGCGAATAAACTGATTGCTCGTATTGCTAGTTCGCAATTGCAAGGAAACGGCCAATGATCCGCGTCGTGAATAAGTTATACATATGTTATAACCATGGAGTTGGCTAGTGTCTTACAACGGTTCCGGCACATTCAATATCAACAGCAGCGGTCAGCCGGTCGTCACCGGCACCGTCATTACGTCCACGGCCTTCAACGCCCTCACGGCGGACCTGGGCACGGGCCTGACCACGGCGCTCACCAAGGATGGGCAAACCACGCCCACCGCTAATATCAAGCTCGGAGCTTTTAAGCTCGTTAACGTTGGCAATGCCACAACCGCCGGCGATGCCGTAACCTGGGGCGGGCCAGCCAGCCATACGACGCTTACGCTCACCACGGCCCTGACCCCCGCCAATGGCGGCACGGGCACGGCTACGGCCTTCACAACTGGGTCAGTTGTATTTGCCGCCGCGTCAGGCGTTTATACGCAAAACAATGCCAATCTATTTTGGGACAACACGAATAACCGCCTTGGCGTTGGAACGGCCTCACCGGCTTCGAAACTAGCGGTTGGTGGCAATCCGCCAACGGCAGGGGCAATTGCCGCCGTCGGCGCGTCTGGTGGCATATCCTTGGCGCTCAGCGATAACGTCAACAGCAGCTTTTATGTAAAACACCCCTCTGGTGGCGTATCCATGATAGGAACTGACGCCAGCGGCCAGTTGGCGCTTGCCGCAAACGGTTTTACAGAAGTCGTTCGTATTACCAATTCAGGCACCGTTGGAATCGGAACGACTGCGCCCGTTTATCAACTCCAACTAAGCACAGACAGTGCCGCAAAGCCGTCCACAAACACATGGACGATAGCGTCTGATGCGCGGATCAAAACTGAAACGGGCGAATATACCAAGGGCCTCGATGCTGTTTGCGCCCTGCGTCCAATTACCTATGAGTACAATGGCGCTGCTGGGTTTTTGGTGGATGGCAAAGAAAACATTTCCATCATCGCACAAGAAGCAATGGTGCCTTTTCCTGAGTGCGTTGGTACGTTCAAAGCCAAGCTAAACCTTGATGATGAGCAAGAAACAGAATTGCTTGCCTGGAATGGTCACGCTCTTACATTCGCGTTGGTAAATTCTGTTAAGGAACTTAAAGCCCAAAACGACGCCCTTACCGCTCGCATAACGGCCCTAGAAGCTAAGTAACGGTGTGATTTATGATTGAGTTGAATCAAATAATCCAAATCTGTCTGATGGTCGCAATGGCTGTGGCCGGATGGTTTATGCGAATGTTGTGGACCGCATCGCAGACATTGAAAGATGATTTGGCTAATCTAAGGGTTGAGATGCCAAAGGAATACATCCGCAGGGACGATTACCGAGAAGACGTAGGCCGCATTTACGAGCTGCTAGAAAAGATTTACGACAAGCTGGAAAAGAAGGCGGACAAATGATTGAGGAATTGGTTTGTCGCGTTTTCGCGATCCGCAATGCTACCCACATAGCCCACTGGGCCAGCAAGTCTTACAGCGAGCACAAGGCGCTGGGTAAGTTCTATGACGGCGTGATTGAAAAGATCGACGCCATTGTCGAGGCTTACCAAGGCTATTACGGCCTGATTGGCGATGTCCGCATGGCAGTCGTTACCAAAGGCGACATTACCGCCAAGATTCGCGAAGAACTGACTTGGATCAATGCCCACCGCAGCAAGATTGCAAAGGGCAACACGATGATGGAAAACCTCATTGACGACCTGATGCAGCTTTACTCCACTACGCATTACAAGCTGGTCAATCTGAAATGAAAGACCGTTTGGTCTTGATGATTGTCATCTGCACTCTGGGCCTCGTTCAGGTCGCGGTGATTGGTGTTTTGTTGGCTGGCCTGTTTCATTCGGTGGTGGACAACTCGGAAATCTTTAAAATCCTCGGCCCTGCGTTTCAGACAATTGTCGGAGCATTTGTTGGCGTTCTGGGCGGGAGGGCGATGAGAGATGAAAGTAAGTGAACACTTTTCCCTGCAAGAACTAACCAAGTCCCAAACGGGTGATCGACTGGGCATCGACAATCTGCCGTCTGATGCTCATTTGGTGAGCCTGACGCTGCTGTGCGAAAAGGTGCTGGAGCCCGTCAGGGCGCACTACGGCTCAGCCGTTACGATAAACAGCGGATACCGTGGGCCGGTCTTGAATAAGGCCGTGGGCGGCGCTGCCACAAGCCAGCACTGCAATGGCGAAGCGGCGGACATTGAAATAGCGGGGATTGCCAATGGCGATCTGGCAAATTGGATCGAAACCAACCTCGATTACGACCAACTGATCCTAGAGTGTTATAAGCGCGGAATCCCAGACAGCGGCTGGGTTCATGTTTCCTACAAGCCCGCTGGAAACCGCAAGCAAGAACTGACGGCCAGCGTGGTGGGCGGCAAAATGACGTACACCCCCGGCATCAATCCATAAGGAGATTACGATGGGCTTCCTAAAAGGCAAGAAAACCTACGTTACCGCCGCGCTTACCATTGTTGGCGCTGTTGCGGCTTTTGCCACCGGCGACGCAACGGCCATCCAGGCTATCCAGATGGGCGTCACGGCGCTGTTGGCAGCGTTTATTCGTAACGGTATGGGCTAAGGCACAGGCCCACCCACAGGGTAGGTAGCGCCGGTCGGGGCTTGGGTAACAACCTTGGTCCCGACGGCCACTGGAGCGCCCTGTACGTCCTCACTGATGGGTCCGAAACAGTTGGCAAGCTGCACGCTATGAACGCGGCGGGTCTTGGTGCAGGCAAAGCTAAACATATTGCTGATGCTTGTGGTTGCCGTGCCGGCGGTCACAAAGGTGCGCGGGACGGCGGGCGTGTTACGTTTCCAGTCGGGGGCCTGAGCAAATTTCTCCCGCACCTGATACAGCGACCAAACTTGGTTTGGCCCAGGCTGGGCGCAGGAACCTTTCATATTACCGCCGGTAACGTTGGCAACAGACGGGCCGTGCAACACCGGACAGACCGCAACCGCTTCAGGGTACAGCAGGGTCTTTCCGCCAGCAGCGTTGACCGCAATCAACTTGCCGGTGGGTTTTGCGGAAGACGCAGCGCACAAGGCAAACTCTTGGTGGCAGAACATGACCGCGTCGTCGGCATGGGCCTTAGCGGCAAACGGCAAAGACAAGGCCGCAATGGCGATAACAAGTTTCATAATTCGACTCCGTAAAACTGGTCGTTCCAATGTTCCACGACACGCATGGTGTATTTGGTAGCATACTTTGGCCTAACGCGCTCGGGGCGAAGACCGATTAAAGCCCGCTTGCGTAGGGCGATGGCGTGGTCGAGATATTCCCGCGTTTGGAAACCCTCGCCGGAAGCAAGCAGGCCCATTGATGTGCTGTAAATCTTGTAGCTAAAAAGCGGCAAACCCCGCAACGGCTTGTAAGTGTCAATCTTCACGTACATCGCATAATTCCTCGCGCATCATGGGGATTAAGTCTTTCAAGCGGATAATCACCCGCCATTCTTGGTTATTCTGCCGAAACACAACCAGCGGCACCTGGGTCTTGGGCGTGCAGGCCTCGATCTGCCGCACCCAAGCCATGACGGCCAGCGTTTCACGGCGCTTGACCTCGATACGGAACTTACCGATCTCAATGTCATCCTCGCCGTTACGCGCCTGCCCCAGCTTGCGCTTAACCACGGTCCCAAGCTCGTCGCTTAGGATCGCGGCGAGCTCGTTTTCGCCACGAGCGCCCTTGTTGCGGGCCATCCTGCCAGTCATTTTGCTTGACGTTCTTTTAGCCGACGCAATAAATCCGCGTTGCTGGTTACGGTCGAATCCGCGTTGGCCGACCTAAACTCAATGTTGGTTTGGATAATGTCCGCAATTGAAGAGTTTTTAAAGCGTGGGCTTGGGTCTTCGGCGCGTTGGGAAACAACTGGCTTTTTGGGCTTGGCATTTGTGCGGATGCCCAAAAAAACATATTTTACATAATGCCAAACGCTTTTGGCTTTCTTAATTACGTTGGTCATTGGTTGCTCCTAAAACGGAATAATGTCATCAAAAGGCACTGGCCCCAGGTATTGCTCCTTGGGCGTCCTGGCGGCAGGTTTAACATACCGGACCCTAGCCATAGCTTTGGCCGGCGGGGCCGTCTGGGGGCGTTCTGGAGGCGCTACGAGCAAGTGTGTATGAGCAGCGCAACCAACGCGCTGTTCATCGCCCGTAATGCCCCTATCATGGTACGTGCAACGCCATGTTCCGCCCGGCATCGGCACCGCTGAGGTGCAGGTCCGGCAGTTGGTTTCTGGCACCTCGCCTTGGTGGCAAAACTTGTACATGTCGCACATTTTGCAAAGCCAATAAGACGGGTCGTCGCTGATCTTAATGGGCGGGGTCTTAGCCGCAATCAGGCGGCCTTTGCGTTCGGTAATCTTGGCATACGCTTCCGTGTCGAAATGCACCCATTCTGTGTGGATTTCGTCGGTATTTTTATTTACCGCGAAATAGAGCGCACGGTCCAAACCCATCAGGCCCATGTAGGTTTGCATCTGGGCGTAATGTTGCGGCTTGGCGATCTTCACCTTGTTCTTAACTAAATCGCCATAAGCCTTGTCGCCCATTGTCTTGACTTCCAGCACGGCCCAAGCCTTTGGGGCTTCTGGAAAGCCCGTGCCAACGCCATCGACGGAACCACCGAAGTGGCCGCTGTCATCGCGACATTCGATCTGCTTGCCATCATCTTCCGTATGCAAATCGACGCCAATGGCGCGCAATTCCTCGTAGACCCGGCTTTCTTCCCTTTTGCCGGTGCCGAATAGCCGCTTGATGCGACCAATGAAGTTCGGCCTGACAGCCCAATGGAAGCTGAGCCAGATATAGCGGTCACAATGGTGCCCGATAAGGCTCGCACCCATGTGGTCACGGAAGTCGTCGGTTTGGCTAACATACCAATCGAAAACAGCCGCCGTAGTCGTGTGAGTCGAATCGGGCACTTGTGGCATTACCGCTCCCAGGGCTTCTTGGGGCCGGAATTGAACGTTGCGTCTTGGTTCGCAACCGGGGCCTTAGCCGTTTGCCTAGATGTAGGCCAATAACCCGCGATGCGGTTTCTGGTAGGGTCTTTGCGGTCGATCTCCACATCCATCTTAAACGCAATGTCGTGGATGGCTTCGGTGTTGCGGGCGTCGGGTTGGCCGCAGGACACAAGAAGGCGGTTAAGCGCGCTGCGGGCAATGTCTTCGGCTTGCTTGTTGGGGTTATCGACGTTCAGGCGCTCCCACAGCTTCCTGCCGGCGTGCGGGCCATCAATGATGTCGATCACCAGCTCGATATAGTGGCCGGTGCCAGCCTTGGTGGCCTTGTAGTCGGAGTTGGAAATCATGGCGCTATAGGTGCCGTTAGGCAGGGGGTCAAAGGTTGAGGTTTTGGTGTCAACGTATTCGGAGGGGTTGAAGTCGAAGTCGGCCATCGTTTTAGTCCTTGCTGCTGATTGCGGTTTCAAAAGCGTCCCATGACAGCGGTATGCTGTCAGGGAGTTGGTAGCGGTTCTTAGCCATGTAGGCCGGGCGTTCATTGCAATAAAGCAGGCGTTCGCCCGTTGAGATGCCGCGATTGGTGGTTTTGTTAAATCCAACGTCGTCGTGCTTCACAATGGTCTTGTAGTTGGCAAACAAGACGGCATCGCACCATTCGCGAACAAGGGCATTGGATCGCTCTTGCAGCTTGGGTTGGTAACGGTCGTATGGCTCCACTTCGGGGCTGTCGAACCGTTTAATCGTGGCGTGGGCCAATAGGATAATCACCATGCCCCGGTCCTGGCGCAAGGCGTTCAGGCCTTCCAGAATCATGCGCCACTTCTCAGCCGCGATCATCGCGCCCTTGCCGTAGGCTAGTTCCTTGGCGTCGTGCTTTTCCTCAACCTCGCGTTGGACGAGGGCTTCCAGCCAATCAAGGCTATCAACTACCACCGTGCCAAAGCTATGCGCCTCGCTATAAAGGGTGCCTATGGCCTCCATTATGTCATTGGTGCTGGTGGCGAGCGGGAAGTGTTGCACCGGCAAGGAGCCCAGCCCGTCCTCGGTAAGGATGAAGATCGGGTTGGGTGCGCCGGCACCAAACTTGGTTTTGCCAATGCCTTCGACGCCGTAAACTAACAGTCTGGGCGCGGCGATGGCGTCGTTCAAACGGATTGATTTAAGGTCCATTACACCAACACCGAAATGTGGGTCTTGGCGGGTTTGGACTCGACAACTTCAGCAACCTCGCGCCACAGCTTCGGGTGATGCTCGCGCAAATCCTTCAGTTTCGTATCGTCAAGCACGGTCTGGGTCTTAAGTGGGACCAGAGCGCGGTCCCAGCCCGACACAATGTTTTCCAGGGCTTCAATGTCGGCCCTGAAATTTGTGCGGTTCGTGACCACGATCCGATAGCCATTATCAAGCGCCGTGGTGGTCGCGCCCTCTCTGTTGGGCTTAATGTAGTCCATCATGGCTTCTTCGATGGAGATGCGCTTTAGGTTGGCGCAGCGTTCGGAGGCCTTTGCCTCCAGCCAGTTGGCGGCAAGCAGTTCAAGGTTGTTCATCGTTGTCCTCGTTAATGTGGCGACCCTTTTGGGCACCTGCACTAGATCATTGCGTTTATCTATATGCAATATTTATTTTGATAAAGTTTCCAGTTGCTAAAATAATTATCCCGCTTAGGCTCGCCGGTTCAACAGGGAAATTAACATGGCTTTCATCAAGGGGCGGTCTGAGCCCGCCTATAGTGTAGTGCTTAAATGCGGGGGCGTTATGAACACCGCTTCCGTCTGTTCGATTACGGCGGGCGCTGTTAGCCGTTGGATTTCCACCGACGGCGGTGACGGAATCGTGCCAACGAAACACTGGCCCCTTATCCTGGCTTACGCCAAGAAGCATAAGATTAAGATCAGCTTGAACGATTTGTCCGGTATCGCCCCTTAGCCTCCCGCCACCAAGGCTCACATGAAAAACTCAGAATTCTTGCTTGCCGCCTACGGTGAGCTGGCCGGCGACTTTGGCTGGGTCACATCATTTATCGGCGACCCCCTTGGCCCTGAAGCCTTATGGGGCGGTCAGGTGTGGCAGGCCAAGACCACGCAGCGTATGCACGTTGATAGCCATCCGCAGAATAATAACTTTTTCTCCGTTGGCGTGATGAACACCGATGTGGCCCCCCGCCGGGTCAAGAGTATGTTTAAGCGGCTGGCGGTGCTGTTGGCGGATGACATTGACCCGGAAGACGTTGCCGGCACGGCCAGCTACATTCTGGAAACCAGCAAGGGAAAATATCAGGTCGGCATATTCCTTGATCCCACGGACGAAAACACGACAAACGGCCCGCTGATTGACATTCTGTTATCTTACATGGCCCATAAGGGCTTGGTGAAGGTTGACCCTAGCGGCAACAATCCCGTCCGCTACGGCCGCTTGCCAACGGGCCACAACACCAAGAAGAAGGCCGACAATTTCACCTGCTCCCTATTTAGCTATGACGGTGATTTCGTTTACACCCTTGAAGATGCCGCTGCGGCGTTTGGCGTTGATCTGGATGAGGCGAAAGCCTGGGCCAAAAGCCCACCCGTCCAAGAGGTCAAGTTTGGCAACACCAGCATGGATGGCGTGGAAGCCTTCAAGCTGCTGATAAACCCCGATCTGTCCGAACGCAGCTATCACGATCCGCTGTTAAAGATCACGGCGGCGATGGTTGCCAAGGGCATGACGCCAGATGGCGCGCTAGGCATGGTCCGCAGCCTGATGATGGCAATTAAGCCGGAGGAAGGCCCGGAGTTGGACCGCTGGCAGGCCCGTTTTGGTCACGATCTACAGCGTATGGTAAAAGGCGCGGAGAAATACGCGCCGGATAAGCCGGGCGATGGCGAAAGCGTCGTTCTTACCTTGGACGAATTGGAGGCCAGAACCTTGAACGTTAATTGGCTGGTTAAGGGGCTGGTGCCCCGCGATAGCATGGGAATGTTGTTCGGCGGGTCCGGTACGTACAAATCATTTATCTCGCTCGATCTGGCCCTGCATATCGCGCACGGCATGGACTGGGCCGGCAGGCGCACGGAAGAAGGCGCAGTGTTGATTGTCGCGGCTGAAGGCGGTGCTGGCATATTCCGCCGGGTCCAGGCTTGGCATCTGCACCACAACCTTGAGCGAACTAAGAATGTTTTCGTCTGCATAACCCCGCTGATTTTGTCTGAAGAACACAGCATGGAGGTTTTGCGCAACAGCATAGCCAAAATGCCAGTGAAACCCCTTCTGGTGGTAATTGATACCTTGGCGCAAACGTTCTCAGGCGTTGAGAACGATAGTTCCGACATTTCGGCCTACCTACGGTCGATCAACACGGAATTGCGGGCCGAATTCAACACGTCTGTGATGATCGTGCATCACAGCGGGCATACGGTCGCGGAACGTCCGCGTGGTTCGTCGGCCCTGATCGGCAACCTTGATTATATCTTGGGCGTATTCCGGCCAGAAGGCGACGAGCGCGTTGCGCGTATATCCGTGGTTAAGCAAAAGGACGCGGATAAGATCGACGATCTGCATTTTGATATGCACCATATTGTGTTGGGCGTGGATGAGGATGACGAGGAAGTTTCCAGCCTTGTGGCGGAATGTTCCAGGGTTGCCTCTGGAAATGCCGGTAGGTCGTCAAAATACGACGGCGCGGTTATGCAGGCCCTGTACGATGGTCCTAAGACTGAATTGGAATTGCAGGCGGCGGTTATATCCCTGAGCGAAAACCGTAAGTCGGCTCAAAAGGGATTGCGCGAGGCGCTAAAGAAGCTCCAAGCCGCCCGCTTGATTAGATTGTTGGGCGGGTCGGCCTGGGCTTTAGTTCAGCGCGAGGCCCAATGAAGGGCTACACGGTTAAACCCTTTTTGACGAGCCGGGGGCATCGCGTAGTGCGAAAGCGCGTGGTGATGCGGGCAATAGATTTTTCCGTTCGTGGCTTCCCCGCACATAAGGGCCGCGCCCATATCATTGGCCGCGTAATCTCCCTCAATGTATTTACATTGGTTCGGGCGCAAATCCGCCAATGTTACAGAAAAGAGGCCCGTAGGTTCTGGCGCGGGTTGGGGTGGTAGTGCGGGCCTGGGCTTAAACACCCTGGGCCGAACGTAAATCCTTGGGGCCACGTAAGCCTTGGTGTTGCGCGCTTCGTCGTCTTGCTTGGGTATCAAACCCTTGATGCGTAGCCGTTGGATTTTGCCTAATACCGATGAACGCGAAACAAGCCCCATTATCACGCTGATTTCAGTCGCTGTTTTCTTTTGTTTCCACAATGCCAGAAGCTGTTTCGTTTCCGTTTGGGACCACGCCGAAGGCTTGGGGGTTCCTGTTTCTGTCCGTCTGGCTAACTTTGGTTTCAAGTCCGCGTTCCCTTCGTTTTTCTATCCTCAACAAACGCATCTTTGAACACAATGCGTCGTAAAACATTTTCCGGCGCTCCGGCGTCTTAGGTAGGCCGGGAATACCTGGGCAACCATAGCGGCCTGTGCGGCCCGTTGGGGCTTTTGTTTTCTTGTTGGGTTTTTTCGGGGCGTGACCGGCAGAAGGTGCAGTCATAGTAATAGCCTTTTTCGTCTTTGGCGGCTGTGCTTCCCCGGTAGAGCGGTGCGCCGCAACGGCACCGGCATTCAAGGCGGACGGGGTGGATTTTATCATATGTGTATCCTTTCACTCTGCTCATGATCCTACCCAAAATATAGCCGCCAGGGCCAGCCAAGGCAGCACGCACAGGGCCATGCCCGCCACGCGCCAAGAATTGACCCCGCGACGGGGCGGCGAGACCTCGAAGGCCACGCCCGTGCGGTGGGCGGTTTGGCGGGCTATGTAAGCCCGGCTGATTTCGTCGGGATCGGTCATTTAATTTCCTCCGGTGTGGCGAACCCAAACATGGGCAGGAAAAAGAACGGTTGGCCCCGCTCGCGCATCAGGGCCGCGCCCTGGATTTCGTTAGCGGCGTACCCTGCGGCGTCCCCTGCGGCGTCCCTTGCGGCGTCCCTTGCGGCGTACCCTGCGGCGTACCATTGCCCTGGCGTCATGGCCTCAAGATGCCGCAGAAACGCCTTAACGGTGGCGGTTTCGGGGCCGTATTTGGCGTCGGTCATTTGGTTTCCAATTGGGTTTTAAGCATGGTTTTAAGCATGAGCTGGGCCGGGCCGGATAAGTCCCAGCACAGGCTCTCTACGACGGCGTATTCATCGACTTCCGCCGCTTTCCAGGGGCCATTTGGCGCGCGGATGGGCAGGCCGGAGCGGTCACAGCCTTCCATAGCTATGTCCAAAGCCTGCATATACGGCTCCATTTCGCGGCAAGCGCGGGCCAAAATGTCGGCGATGTTCGCTAGCCGGGCTTCCTCGGCGGCAAGCATATGCGGCAAAATGCGAAAGCGTTCTTTTGCGTCGTCCTCGAAAGCAAAAATTGCGTCTTGTAAGGTCATGGCGTCCTCTTTGGTTGTAGCGTTGTCTTTAGCTTATATCAAGTTAACTAAGGGTTAAAGCGTTATGTTTTCGAGCGAGTGCAAGACAGTCCGTGGCCGTTCTTATTGCCGCTGATGCGGCGCCCAATGCGGCGGACTTGTCCGGCCCCTTGGCGGCTATCTCTGCGGCCCTAGCGGCCATTCGTGCCGCGTCTGCGGCTAATAGGCAGGCGTCCATCGTCTTATGCACTGTCGCGCGCCTTTTCCAGCTCGCGTATGGCCCAATTTAGGCCCTGTATCTCGACACCCATGTCATGCAAGCCGTGGGCGTCTTTGGCGTGCAAGAACACTTCGCACATTGCCCAGCAACTAAGCTCCCGTTGGCGTAGCAGGGTGATTTGATCGTGTATGGTCATGGCTTAGCCTTTCGGTTGATGACGATGACCATAGCTCGCCCTAGTGTCATGTTAGGGCGTGTGGCCATTAGTTCGCGGGCCTTAGTCTCGATAAGGTCGCACAAATGGTAAGCGCAAGCGCGGGCCTTAGCGTCGGAGATTGTTCGGGCCATTAGGCGTCCTTCCCATAAGCCGCAGCGCGCCATGCATCGTCGAAAACCATTTGCGACGCGTGATAGGTGGCGCGGGCGGCTAGATAGGTATCATCCGACACCTTGCCTGCGCTATAAGCGCGGCGGATAGGGTCATAAGTGGCGAAAGCCTCGTCTGCGACGCGCTTTGCTTCCTGATAAGTTGCGTTTTTCGTCATTGGGGCGGTTCTTTAGGGTGTTATGGGAAGCTGTGGGAAGTTATGGGACGGCGGGTTAGCGCCGTCCCAGGTCCGATTAGGCTGCTTCACCAATTAGCTTACCAGGCAGTGTACGGTTCGCCCATTGTGGCAATGTGGCGCGTTCATCAGCGTCAGGCGTCCTAATTGGCATGGCGACGCCTACCATTCGATCATCATCGCCCCAAACTAAATGCGGGTCACAATCGCCGGTTCCGCGCATAACTAATCCGCCTAGTTTTAATTGCAGCATAGACTTTGCCAATGTTGCCAGAACTACGGGCGAAAATACCGCTTTTGTGGCGCCGCCAATGTCTTGCGGAATGATCCGCTTCCAATCGGGGAACGAACCGTCAACCGTAGAGCCGCGTGCTATTTGTTCGGTTCCGCCATTGTCGATCACGACGATTGTGCCGTTATCGCCAATTAGGTGAGGTTCGGTTCCATCCTTATATGGCTTGCAGGCCTTCAGGATATGCGCGGGCGCTTTGACAATTATGGGTGCGCTAGTTTCGCCCTGCGCGTCATAGGCGGAGACTAATAGGTGGCCGTCTGTTGCCGTGAGTGTGACACCGGGCATACCATGCGGCGCTGGTTCGATAGATACACCGCATAGATAGTAGCGCGTTTCCTCGCTGGATTGTGCATTAGCTACGCGGGCGAATAACGTGGCGTTTACGTTAAATTGGGTCATTGGGTTAGTTTCCTTTTTTGCATCGTTCGAGGGAATAACTGGACGGCCGCAAAGGCCGTCCTATATTCTCGCGAGGGTTAATGTTAGGTGCTTTCCTTCAATGCGGCTTTAAGCTCAGCCTTTAGCGCCTTGGCGGCCTCGCCCCTAAACGTTGACGCATTGGCGAGGAAATAAAGTACGATGCTTTTCCCGCTATCGTAAGCGTACTTATCATTGATGCTATATAATGAACGCATTGCGTCCAAATACGTTTTAGCCGCGTAATGGGGCTTATCCCAAGCGCGGCCGATATCGCCCGCTATGTCAGAGATTGAGCGTGTCATTGTGTTTGATCCTTGTGGAAGGGTTAGGGCGCCAGACAATCCGGCGCCCTAGATTGATTAAGCCGCGATCGGCATATGCACCGTCTGGCTTTCGCAAGCGGCATAGTCGCGCAACACAAAGCCGCTTATGTCAGCCTTGGCCTTGCGCCCCTTGGGCGACAAACCGACAATGACGCCCTTGGGGTCGAGGTGGCGCAAGTCATGCCGATCACCGTCAATGACGCGATAACCATTCCAAATGCGCGAAACGGGCAGTCCATGAGCGAACACGATTGCCACGTTGTGGCCTTGCGCTAGCAAATCCAAGCATTGCGCCTCATTATTTTCCGCGCG